TGATAAATTTTGGAAGTATTACAGACCTTTTGAAAGTGGTGAAATGAATTTTATAGATACCCCTTTTACAAAGAACAAACCAGTTAAAAAACTGGAACAATTACAGATACCTTTATGCTGTTTTTTCTTATTCAATCCTTATAGCAGCTTTATTGGTAACAACTTTAATAATGGACAGTTACAAAGTGCCAGCCTAAACTTAAAAACTGGCTTTTTGACATTAAATATAAATTACTATGAGTAGCATTAATATTTTGAATAGATGTACAGCTAGCCATCAAGGGGGCGGCTTACCTTTTTATGATAATAACAACTATATTTTCAGTAAAAACAACAACGGTTTCAATGCTCCTTTGGGCTTGTGGTCTGTACCTCCAAACAAGGTGCCCACCTTTCAAATATTTGTACCCGCTTTATATGATAATGTACTTGCTTTTGATTATCTTTTAACAAAGGGCGGCAATGTTTTCACGGGTACTTTTAGCCCTCCAATAGGTTCTGTAAATAGCAAGGCCGTTACAGTTAATGGGGTGCAAAAATTAGTGTATCAAACAAGCGATGCGGGCAGCTTAATTACACCAGCCCCAGAGGGTAGATATGTGATAAATTTAATTCTTAATGATTCAGCAACGGGCACCCAGAGTTTAGAACTTTGGAGCGAAGAATTTATGGTTGGCGATTGCTGCTAATTTTGTATTATGAGTTTTTTAGATTTTGCAATAAGGTTAAAAGTTTTAGTTGATGAAATGAATGCTAGCCGTGAGGATGAAAGCATACTTATTGCCAATGATGTGATGGCTCAAGTACGTAACAGAGTACAAGAAAGAAAAGTTGATGCAGATGGAACGGCCTTTGGCCAGTATTCACAAGCCTTAGTGCCCCAATGGTTCTTTTATGATAAATCAATAAGTTTAGGGGCTGATAAGAAGCTTAAAACGGGGCCTTATTTTGTTTCTTATGCTGATTTTAGAGAATATAATAATTTACCTAGTGATGATATAAATTTCACTTTTACGGGTGATTTATTTAGAACAACGGGCATTGTAAAAGTAGAAAATGAAAATGATATTACAACGGTCGTTCTTGGTGGTCAAAATGCTAGAAGCGAACAAATACTAGAATGGCAAGAACCCAGATACGGCAACATAATTGAGCCCAGTGAACAAGAACAAGAATTTGCATTTAATGCCCATAGAAAAAGAATTGAAAACTTAATTAATAGAGTATTCCAATGAAAATAAAATATTTAATTGATACCATATTAACACCCAAAATATCTGTACTTGATTTTGTTGATAGATATGCTGGTATAGTACGAACAATAAACATTGCAGAGGGTAACGGTACTGAAACGGGCATTGTAAAAAGATACCCAGTTGCTTGCAATGTTACGGGTGCCGATTGTGCCAATATTGGTATCTATCAAAACCTAGTGCCAGACGATTCAAAAAAATCAATTATTTACTGGGAGATGATACAACCAATGTCAAATGTAGGGTACACTAGCACCAGAAATTTTTTTGAAAAAAGATTTAGAGGTACAGCCCGTTTGGTGGTATGGTTGAACCTTGCAAAGCTAGGTATTGAAAACTGTACAGATGCTGTAAATATTATACCTATTCTTGAAAAAGAAATTACTATGAGGGGTAAGATTACGAGCGGCATTTTTGAGGGCGCACAACTAAGAATACAGCCCCTAAGAATGGTCAACCAAGAAATAAACACGGTCTTTGGCAAGTACGATTATAACAAGCTTAAAAACTTTTATTTGTACCCCTTTGATTTTTTTGCAATAGATGTTCAATTTACATTAGAACAATGCCTAGACAAGGGTGGTACATTTCCAATTTTACCCGCTGCTGATTGTGTCAATGAAATACCTTAGATTATGAAAAATGTAAAAAAATATAAAAACACTATTGGTCTTTTATTGGCTTGTTTGGCTTTTTTCTGGTATATGCTTAAAAGCTTTTTTGAACTGATATAAACGTAATGAAATGGAAGTTACTTTGATGATATTAAAAATTTGTTTTACCTCCGCTTGTTTTGGCTGGTTGTATGTTGAAAAATTTACGGCAAATTATGGCTTTTTAGACTGGTTACCTAGTTATTACCCTCGTTTACTAGAAAGGCTCTTAAATTGCTCTTTTTGTGTCGCTGGATGGGTATCTATTGGTGCAACCATATACAGCCACAAAACATTTGGCGATGATGCAATCTTTTATGTTTTTGTAGTACCTTTATATACCATGATACTTGTTGGAATAATTAACAAGCTTATAACAATACCGTATAAATAAATTAGCACTTTAAATAGGTAAATAATGAATGACCAAGTAAAAGACAATTTTGAAATCACCCTTAAAAAGATAGGGGCTATCAATCAACCTAAAAGCCTTATTCAAGATGGAAAGTTTTTGGATGAATTTACAGCCAATGGCACAAAGTATTTTGTGATGCCAGCGGATAAAGTTTTTAATATAGATAGACAAGTTGCATACCATAACATTGAAACAGCCTTTGCATTGAACCAAACGCCAACAGCCATCAAATCAAGGTTTGTAAAAACTTGGAATACTGTGATAAGGTTGATGCAAGCAACGGGCGAGGACTGGCAAAAAAATATGGATAATTTGCTACGTGATTGCATGAATAATTTAGATTCTTTTAAGGGCGAATTAACAAGCCGTTACCCAGCAGCTTATTACATTTGTAGTCTGTTTATAATTAAAGAGGGTGAGGACTTGAATACATGGAATTTTGATTTGGCGAATGCTAAGATTGATGACTGGTGCAAGGAGAATTTAAAAGCCGTTGATTTTTTCGGTTTAGCTCTGGCCGCCTCGCAAGAATCTCAAAAGATTTTGGAACAAAACTAGGTACATTTATTGGCCGTAAAAAGGTGCCAGAGCAACACAGATATATAAGAGTTAAAATGACCCGTAAGGGGTTAGCATATAAAGATAATTTGATATTAAATGAGCAATCAACATTCAACAGTTTTGATATAATTGTAAACAATACAAATTATCATCCAGAATATTTGAAAAAGATTTATGCCGTTGATTTTTACAGAATCTTAAAGCGGCTGGAAAAAAAATTAAAAGAACAAAATGGCCGATGAAAATATAGTTGTAAGAATAACCGCTGATGATTCAGAATTGGTTGCCAGCTTAAACAACATTTCTAATCAAGCTGAGGGGCTTGATAGTGTTATTGGTGACGTATCAAGTAATATTTCTGATTCATTAGATGGTAGCGTTGTTGATGGTTTTACAGATTCAACAGCACAAGCCACAAAAGGTGTCAAGGGCTTAGATGCTGAAACAAAAAAAGGCACTAGAAGTTTTGGCCGTTTCACAAGGGGTGCTGGACGTGGTGTTTCTGCGCTTGGTAGGTTTGGCGGTGCATCATTTAGAACGGCTGGCCGTCTGGGTAGTTTGGGTGCCATGTTAGCGGGTACGCCTTTTGGCCCTTTTGCCATTGCAGCGGGGGCGGCATCAATAGCAATTAATATGTTTGGTAAGGCTGCCAAAGACGAGGAAAAAAACATTAAAGATTTAAATAAAAACATTAAAGATTTAAATCAAGATATTAAAGAATCTGAATTAGAATTAAGAAAACAACAAATAGATTTAAGCGGACTTAGTGACCGAGAAAAAGCTTTAAAAAATATTGAAATATTAAAAGAAAAAGAACTTGAATTAGAGAATAAAATAAAAGAAACTAAAGACATTCAAAATGTATTTGATAACATTAATAATAATGAACAAATTAAAAAAGTTGGACAATTATTCAACATAAAAAAAACAGAAGAGGAAATTCTAAAAATTAACAAGCAATCAAAAGAATCAAAGGCAAGCGAATTATCAGATGAGGTAAAATTGAAAAATGTTCAATTACAAATAAAATCAGAAAGAGAAAAAATAAAAAAAATATTAGAAAATGAATCTGCTGAGGCTGCAAAGGCTTTAAAAATTGAACAAGATAAATTGTTGTTAATAGAAAAAGCCGCTGCTGAAGCCCAAAAATTAACAGATTCTTTAATACGTAATGAACTACAAAAACAATTAACAGATTTAGATAGGGCAGCTGAAAAAAGAGAAAAAAGATTTAAGATAGCCACCAAAATTGAGTTTGGAGAAAAGAAAATTGCAACTGAAAAAATAAATGCTTTTGTACTAGAATCACAAAAGGTGCTTGAAGAGGATAAAACAGCATTAAGAAAGCAATTTGCCGATGCTGAAAAGTTAGCAAGCGAGGCCATATTTTCTGAACGGGCACAAGAAAGGCTTGAAAGCGAATTAGAATTTTTAGAGTCAAAACAACGTTTGAAAACCGCTGAAATTGAATTGGAATTAGAAAACCAAAGACAGATATTTGCCCAGAAAAAACAAAGTGAGGAGGCTATTACAGAATTTGAAAAAGAACAAAATTTAGAACGTGAACAAAACGAATTAAATTTTCAAATTAAAAAGCTAGAAATCATTAAGAATTTTGACAAGCAAATATCAAAGGAAAGAAAAAATGCAATTGATGCTGAAATAAAACTGCTTAAAGAAAGGTTGGCTGGTCTGGGTGTTGTGGTTGTTCAGCAAGCTGAGGAAACATCAAAAGATGTTAAGAAAAAGGGCAAAGGTTTTGGCGGGCTTTTAGGGCTTAATGAAGAAGAATCTAAAAAGGCAAATGATGCACTTAAGCAAACAATAAACGAATCAGTATCATTGATTCAAAAAGGGGTGGCCGATAGAATAGCAGCACTAGAAAAAGAGGTTGATTTTAGGAATGAAAGGATAAGTGAAATACAAGCTGACTTGGCTAATGAAATTGAATTGAACAAACTTGGCAAAGCATCTAATATTCGTAACTTGCAAGAACGTTTGGAACTTGAAAAAACTGAACGTGACAAAGCAGAAAGCGAAAGGAAAAAAGCAGCACAAGCACAATTTGCAATTGATACAGCCTTGCAAGCATCTGCATTGGTTACAAGTATAGCAAACCTTTATCTATCATTAAGCAAATTACCTTTGGGTATTGGAGTTGGTTTGGCAACGGCTTTAAGTGGTGTTTTGTTGGCCTCATTTATTGGGGCAAAAGCACAAGCGGCGGCGGCTGTTGGTTTCGCTGATGGTGGTTATACTGGTGACGGTGCATATACTGGTGATGGTGGCAAGTATGAACCCGCTGGAATAGTACACAAGGGTGAATTTGTTGTTGATAAAGAAACCACACAAAGACTTGGATTGAGAAACAAATCAATGGCAGATTTTGACGGTGTTATGGGTGAACATTACAGCGACATACCAACAGCCCAGACAATAGGCCGCAAGAACAAAAAAATATCAAGCCGCATAAACAACCAAATAAGGCAACAAAAAGAACAAGTGTTGCTATCTTATGAACGAGGAATACAAAATGCTTTAAATGGGCAAAATTCAATATTAAAAGGTATATTGAAAGCTACCGAAAGCACACCAATTGTTTTTCCTCTGGGTGATGATAAATATTTGATTGAACGTGGCAAGTTCAAAAAGGAAATTAAGAAAATTAAAAAGTAAATTATTATTAAATCAAATTGTATAAATTATGCACAAAATTAGCAAGGACATTAAGAAATGGACATTAGACAAAAGCAAACTTTCTAAATCAGATTTAGAGGTTATTGAAATCACAAATTTCCCCCAACAGCTAGGGTATAGAGATTGTGCCCAAAAGCGAACAAGTAGAATGGCTGCGAATGGTGGTTTTATTGATAAACAGATTATTGATATCAATGATATTAAGTATGTTATTACTGCCAAAACGGTTGCTGAATATGATATTGCCAGACATACCGCCACCAGCCCAGAGGGTGCCGAGTTTTTAAAGGGTATCATGAAAGCCAAAGCCAAGAAGTTTGAGTACATTGATGGCAATTTTATTGAAAATGAATTAAGCTGGTTATTACAAAGATTTAGTGAGCCAGTACCAACCCCTAGCATGGCAGCACCAAAGCCAGTATCAAAACCTAAAAAGGTTGCTAAGAAAAAAGATTTAACAGCCAAGCAAAAGGAAATGGCAAAAGAATTGTTTTTGGCTGGTGACATGGATATTAAAGAACTGGCTAAACACTTGAAAGTTACTCAAACAATTTTAAAACCTTACCTTAAATCAATATCAAATGGCTAAGAAAAAAAAGCAATCAGAAAAAGAATTTTTGTATAGGCTCTTACCAGAATTTCAAAAGATATCGCAGCATCAAAAGTGGAATGAATGCACATTGGAGGCAAAAAATAAGATTGAAAAGATGTACCCTAATGCTTATGAGTTCAAGCTAAAAGCCCCACCAGAACCAACACCAAACATGGTGATTGAGGAAACAGAAAAAAAAGAAAACGATTAATAAGTAAACAAATATTAAAATTTTAGCGTATATTTATGGAAAATTCAGCAAACACAGAAAAAACTTTTTCTGTAAAGGAGGTTATTAATTTGACCGCATCATTAATTGGCACCCAGCCAGAGGACTTAATTAATAAAATTGAGGATAATGATTTAACAGAAGTTGAAAATTTATCAAGCTTTTTGAAGCCTTTTGCAGTCAAACACCTAAACAAGTTACGTGAGGAATCTTTAAACAAAGGATACCGCCAAGCTAGCAAAAAAACTGAACGCCTTTGGGCTGATGTATTTCAAGAAGATATTACTGGTAAGCGGCTTGAAGATTTATTTATGGAGCATAAAAACAACATGAATAATAAAGCCACAAAATCTGACAAATCAAAGATAACAATTCAACAAGCATTAAACTCAGAAGAGGTACGAAACTATATTGAGCAATTACAAAGCAAAGCTGACCAAGCAGAAACAATAAAGACTGAATTTAGCCGCTTTAAAACTTTGCAAGAAATAAAAGCCGATGCATTAAACGAACTAACCTCAAGGGGTGCCAAATTTAGCGAAAATCCAAAGATTAAAAAGCTACAATTACAAGCCCTAGAAAATGAGTTAAGCAACATAAAATTCAAAAGAAACCAAGATGGTTCATTGGTTATTTTAGACGATGATGGAGAAAGCCCATTGTATAATAAAGAAACTGCTAACCATTGGAATTTTGGAGATTATATTGCTAGTCTTTCGCCCGTTGATTTTGTTACTGAACAAGTAAAAAAAGAAAATAAAACAACGTTTGTTCCAAAGAACGAAAGCAACCAAGTATCAAACAATTTTGGGTATTCAAAAACTCAAATTTCAAAGTTTACTTATGATGATTTCAACCGAGCGAATAAAGCTGGCAATAAAGACGAGGCCAATTTTATTCAAGAACAAATGATTGCTAATTTTGAAAACTCTAACAAGTAAAATTTTAAACAATGGCAAATAATTTCACAGCCTCAGTAATTCCGATTTTAAGAACAAAACTAGATACGGTATTTGCTAGTAAGGCAACAGTTAACCCAGAATTAACAGCTGTACCAGTTGCAGCCCCAGCAGTATTGATGAAACAAACAGCAACAATTGAACCTTTGTTGGCTGGTGCTGGTGAATTGTGTACGGGTGTAAAAGTATGGTATAATGTAGCAGATGTAACAAGCTTACCAACCGTTTCAGCAACTCCAATTGCTGGAGAATGTGACCTAACAACTGGCGATGGCATGAGTACGGCTAGTCAAGATTATGACTTTAATATTTTTGAAAAACCGTCTATTGCTCTTAATGATAAAGATTGTGATAATTTCAGCAAATTTGCTGATAGAACAGCCTTTTTATTAGCACACAAAATGACCTTGATGGTACAAGCTTTTAATACAACTGTTATCAATAGCTTAGAAGCCAATAAATCTGTTGCTAGTGCTACAAATTTACCCGATGATGTTACTGTTGTAGCGGGTAATTACACTATAACTGGTGCTGCATTCTGGAAAGGTGAGGGCGCCGCTGATACGCTGTCAATCCTTGACCAATTAGCAAGGGTAAAAGGCCTACCTAACAACTATTATATTGTTTCTGGAAAAGCATTAAGAGTACCATTTTCAATTGCTCAAGACCATGCAGTAAATGACAATGAACGGTCTTACGCTTTGACATTTCAAAAAAGAGATATTTTCTTTGATGAAGATAATTTGGACGGTATTATTGGAGCGGATGTTATCTATTTAGTAGACCCTAACGCATTAGTATCATACTTTTATAGCCAATACCCAGAAGAAGGTGAGGAAGTAGGTGATAAAAACAATACTGTTCAATTTTCACTACCTCTTTCATACTACGATATGTACCAAGATGGTTCAAGCAATGTAAGTATTTTACAGTTTGCCAATAATGGTGTCATGCAAGATGTAATGATTGACGTAAGATACCAAAAAAGCTGTAATTCAACTGCAAGCAAATACGGTAAGCCAAGTCTTGACCATGTTTGGGAACTTGACCTTGTTGGTTTATTCGATTTAGTACCAGCGGTTGGTGACAATACTGGTATCATTAGAGTTGATAAAGCTTAATAAATGTCTTTAAATTGTTTAGACAATATCGTTGGCCTTTCGGCCTCAAGTTGTAACTGCTGGGATTCATCCAAGCCAACTGATTTCAATGCTTTAAATCAAAGCACAAGTGGTTTGTATGTATCCCAGCCAGATACAATTCCTATTCGTTGGACTAATAGTGCGGCGGACTGTGAAAATGGTGGTATTTGGGAATTAATCTTGCAAGCTAGAAATAAGGCTGTAAGGGATTTATTGACCGATTACCTAGCCGAAACAAAACGAGTAAAACAAGAACAATTTTTACCATTTACAAAAATTGGTGACAGCTACAATAAGCAAGCCGAAACCGTTCATGATGCGGTTGCTGGTGTCTGGTTAGAGCCTTATAATATAAGGGGTGCAAAGCTAAGATTTGATAGTATAGATATTGCTTTTTGGGATGGGATAGCAGCGCCTACAAGCGTTGATATATCAATATATTCAAGCTTAAATTTAAGTACGCCAATAGCAACAGCAACGGCCAATGTTACAGCAAATAAGCAGTATTTTACGGCTACATTTTCAAGCCCAGTAATTATTGAACTAGGTGATATAAGAGATGATTTAAACGAACGTTTATACATAGCTTATACAATACCCGTTGGGGCTAGGCCAGTAAAGAACAATATTGAAAAAGGTTGTCAATGTAACAGCCGTACAAAGTACCGTGAAAATCCATTTTTGCAGATTCTTTGTGCTGGTGGTGTGCAATCTGATACGGTTGAAAATTTGAATGCAAACCGATATGGAAGTGCAACAATGAACGGCCTTGTTTTGAACGCATCAATGGAATGTGATTATTACAGCTGGTTGTGTGATTTAGCACAAAAGCCAAATGATGCAACCTTAATTGGTGGCCAGCGGTTGTCGCTGGGGATGGCCCTAGCTGATGGAATACAAGCAAAAGCAATCTTTAATCTTGCTGCTAGTATTTTAATGTCTGGGCGAATCAATCATTATACAATGGTGCTTGACCCTAAACAGTTGTACAGCATACAAAACCATTTTATAAAAATATATAGAATGGCTATTAAAAATCTGGTTTATTATATGCCAGCGGATGTGACAGATTGTTTGGTATGTGGTAACGATAAAAGGATGGTAAAAGGACAAATTTTAGTATAAAAAAAAACTATAAAAAATGAGTGCAATAAATTTATTTTCGGTTGATTGTTCAGCCTTAGTGTGTCCAGATGGCGCACTAGGTGCTATGAATGCACAAAACCAGAATTGTAATAGTGTTACACAAAGTGAGGTAAATTCTATTATTTTTTGGCACCCTACATTGGGAGTACCCCCGTCAAACTGGGGGCCAAATATGGCTGCATCTGATTTTGATATTGATAATACAGATTCAACAGATTTAAAACTTAAACAAATTTTTGGTATTGGTGATGCACCAGCCCCAGAATTTCAAAGCGTAACGGTCAACAATTTTAATACTGTAGACATTGCAGCAACTTGGACTTTGAACTTTGATTTATTTGAGTTTGGAAGTGATACCTATGATTATCTTAGAAAGTTAGAATGTAGCAAGGTAAAACCTAAATTTATATTCAGTACTGTTGGCGGTTATTTGTACGGCAAAGATGGCGGCATCATACCTACACAAATGAGGTTGAGCCCCGTACTAGATAGAGGCGAGGAAAGTATTGAAAAATGGACTTTTGTAATTACTTGGAAAGGACAAACAGCACCAGATAAGGTGCCAAATCCTCTACCATAAAAAAGGCTAATTTACCTATTTATACAAAGGGCCCATTGAACACAAAAATGTACTTTGGGCCTTTATAATAAAAGTTGATGAGGGCAAAAATAACAGCATATAATTTTGATAGCCAGAACGAGGGCTGCACAGATTTTTCTTTAAATTGTTACTGGGGTAATAATTACAAGAATGTATTTTATCTGTGTGGTGATTTTGGGCGTTCGACTTTTGAGGATATTATAGAAACAGAAACCGATGTTACGGGGCAAAGTGAACGCACCCAGAACACCAGCATTGAACGATTCAATTTATCTTTATTAGCCACAACTCCTTTGCTACAATTTCTAAAGGCTATTGATAAGCATGATGTTAAAACAATTGAACTTATTGATACTGGGGCGGTATATAATATCAAGAATATTGATATTGATGATACTGGCGAAATATTGACACCTAACAACCTTGTATATATCAATTTTGAGGATGAACCAATTACAAAGGTAAGTTCAAATATTTACACGGTTTCTGACCAGAAAAAAGCCTTTTGGGATAATAACAATGATGGCACGGCTGACATCAATGGTGACATGATTTATGACCAGCCTAACAACAAATTTACAAGTCATCAGCTATACTTTGAAAATGATGGTACGACACCAGCAACAAGCGGAAATATAAAGATGTTTGTTTATGCTGAAAGTGTAGCGGGTACAGAAAATTTGCTAGGTATTTTTCAAGGGGCTTTCGGTGACTTGTTTACAGATTCAACTAAATGGCAAAGCACACAAAATTTGTATAATTATTTTAGTGTGGGCTCTAGTGTTGGGCATACAAATGTCATTGAATTTTTCAAACAAACTTTTGCAAATGATAACGGGTACCAAAGTGATGAAACCGAAAATAGAGCAGTAAAATTACATTTTGATTTAAGCATTGATAATGGTACTATTCAAAGAACAACACAAGAACTTGTATATACAATTTTTGGTGCATTCCATAGGGCTGAAATATTAAATGTCACAAGCGGTGCTTATGGTGCAACGGTATTATCTGACAATGTAAAAAACAGCCTAGATACCTTTCAAGATATACGAACAGAGGGAAGTACCACAACTTTAATTTCAAGCTATGTACAAACGGGTACAACGGCTTTTAGTAATGAATATACATTTGATACAGCCAATACAAATGAACTTGGTTTTGGTGGTGCAATTGTTACCGCTGGTGGCTATACTGGTAAAAACTTTAGGGCATCAATTTCTAGAGATAATTTTTGCTTTGGCCCGTCAAGTACAAATGCAATTGGAAACTTTTTCAATGTATTAAATTTTACCTCTGGAACGTCACCTTATTTGGTACGTATTTTATGGAATTTTGAAAGAATAAATTCAACTTATCCAAAACATGGGGAGGTTACCTCTGGAAGTGCAGCACAAATTTTATTGAATGGTAGTGTAGTGAATAATGGTTTATCAATAACACCAACAACAACACAAATAAGCGCATTTCAAGACATAACGTTGACAAACACAGATATTAATACAATAAAATTCACAGTACCAACAACAACGGGTTTTGATATATTTACAGAATTTCAAGTGCAACTAAAACCATATTTTTAATGTATATTCAATCTGGAAATATAAATAATATTGTACCGCCTCTGGGCTTTTGTTTTTTGACTACAAACGAGGAACAAAGCCAAATTGATGGAAGTATAATTATTGAAAAAGATAAACAATACCCAGCACAAGACATAAACCTCAAAAAGGCTTTAAATTTGGGCTTAATAAATGTTTTGGTATATAATGCTATAAAAAACAATAGAGGTGCTGAAAATGCCCTTTATTTAATTAATAGCGATATATCTATTAATAAAAAAGATTTGATTGATATTGTACAGAATAAATCTATACAAAATATTAATATTGACTTACCAGCGGCCCAGATGTTGAAACAAATTAATGATGCTGGTTTTGTTATTATAAAAAAAATTTAAACTTTGAAAAATGGCAATTTTAATTCAAAAATTAACAAACGTAATAAACATCATTGATGACACCCGACCAGCTGGTGAAACAATCATAAATTCACTATCTGTTAATTGTGTTGCAAAGGTACAGCATAAAACACCAAATGATGATACTTTACATATCATGGATGCCGACGGTAAACCAACAATGATAGTTGTAAATGATGGTACTTTAAAAACTCAAGATTTCGGAGGTTCACCAACAGTATTTTCGGGCACAACCGATGAACTGGCAAACAAGCTGAATGATGTATATTTTGATAATAAAGTTACTGGCTCTGGTGGTGGCGGTGGCGGTGGCGGTGATGCCTCCGCAGCAAACCAAACATTGCAAATTGCAGAACTCCAAAAACTAACAAACGCCAACAGCCCCAGCCATGAGCAATTGACAAATCCCTCTAGTGTATCAGTAAGCGGATGGAAAAAATTATCATTTGTTTGTACTGGTGCAATAACCGTGACCTTAGATGGTAATTCAATTGTTTACCCTTTCACTTTAGATGGTGCTAGCAAGTCTTTTGGGGCTGAATTTGAGGCCGACAATGTAAGCACAAATGCAGCAACATTCAATGGTACTGGTACCGTTTTATTAATCAAAAAACAAGCTTAAAATGAGTTTTAATATAACAACAAACAATGTTGAAAATTATGCTAATTTGGCAAGTTTTCCAGCAACGGGCCAAGACAATATAATATACATAGATACGGCCACAAATACGGCCTATTATTGGAACGGTGTCGATTATCAAAGTATAAGCGGCGGCGGTGGCGGTGGTGTAAATAAATATGTTATAGAATTGGACGGCAGTTTATCAAATGTAACTTTTTCAAGCGCTGGAGGCAAAACAATAATTGATGTTGTACATAATTTAAATAATGCGGATATTGTTCCGCAAATTTATAGTAACGACGGCGGTTTTGATGAAATATACTATACAACTATGTATATAATGACACCAAACACAATCAAAATAGAATCCGCACAAACTATAAGCAGCGGAGATTATAAACTATTAATTTTATATTAAAATGGAAATACTAGACCAATTAAGGGTAGCGTTATTAAGCGAAACCAGCATCAACAATTTAACAATGAATAGTGGTGCTTTTGTATACGATACAACCAATAAACAATTTGTATATTTTGACGGCACAGATAAAAAACCAATAGGTAGTCGTTTAGGTGTAGAAGGATTCCAAGAACCTACAACTATTTACCCCTTTCAAGTTGGCGATTCAACAAGCACTACGTCGATGGGTTTGCATGGAATGAATAGATATACAATAGATACCTCGCCTATGGTTTTTCAGCAAGATGTAAAACTTACCGAAATAAAAACTTATATTAATCACCCTCTAAGCGGTGGCGGTTTTACTGCTCCATGTGGAGTTTATGAATTGAATAGTGCTGCAACTGCAAGCGGTTTAAATTATTACGAGTACAACAAAGTACAACAATTTACACCTGTTTTTATTTGGTCTGCGGGTGCGGTTAATGGGGTACAAACTTTGACAATAAGCCCAAATTTTACATTTAAAGCGGGGAAAACTTACGTAGTTATAGGGATGAGCGATTATTTATCGGGGGGTCCAAATTCTTTAATTACTGCGCCAAGATTTATAGGTTCTAGCAAGTTATTAAATTGGAATATTTCAACAAATTTTACACCCGAAAAAGCTTTAAGAGCGTCCACATCTTTACCCTCTCCGTATAACCTTGTATATAGTCACCCTACCTTACCGTCTACAATATGGTTTGAAGGACAAACAAATCAGAATTTTTCAAATAATCAATTAGCTATAACAGTTCAAAACGCATAAAATAAAATGAATTATTATAAAATATATAAAAACAATTGGGCAACGGTTGTGAAATTTGAAAATATAGAAGCCGCTGAAGCATACGCCGCCACGCTTGGCGAGGGTTACACCGTGGAATATGTCGGCCCCGTTGTGCCTATTACTTTAGAAGAGCGGTTAAATTTAGATTTACAATTTGGGAATCAGCTTATTTATTCTTTTGTTGAAGATAACAGAAAGATGGTAATTACACCCCAGCAATCAGAAGAGGTGCTAGTGAAATTTAGAGATATTTTAGGGTTTGCCCAGACTGGTGCAATTACCTCAATTAATGCCTATTTGCCAGATATACCAACAGATGATGTATTTACACAAGAACGAAAAGATAAGTATATACAGATGATTACTGAATATTTAGCGCAGTTTAATTAAAATGGATTTTACAATTTTATTTCAAAGGTTTGCAGAACAAAGCCCGCTTATCATATTATGTGGGCTCATAATCTGGCAGCTTTTAAAGATGTATAAAGAGGAAAAAGCTTTGCTGAGGGTTGAACGCCAAGAACGGCAAACAGAGGTACGAGAATTAATAAGCAGCTATACCAATGAGATACGCCAGATAAACGACAAACACACAGCAGAATTGAAAGAGTTAAACGCTTATACTAGAGAACGTGACCTTGAAACACAAGAAAGCTTGCAAAGTTCTGTTACTGCGATTGAGGCCGTTTACAAATTAATAAATCAAAAGTTTAGATTGTTGGATTAAAATATATTATTATGGGTGTTCAAGATATACAGATTGACCAGAACAAGACAATTGAAGAGTTTATCAAAAAGACAAAAGAACGTATCAAGCGGCTTAAAGATAGGTGCAAAGATAAAAAATAAATACTTGCATTTTTCATAGTAAAATTACAACTTTAGTTAAAAAAGGTTGATAATATTTTTGGCGTTAAATCATTGAAAATAAATGGTTTAGCGTTTTTTTGTGAAATTTATTTTATATTTTTTTGTATTATTATGTTCAAATATTTGGAAATAACAGAAATACCCCTTATATTTGTTATAACAACAACAATTAAATAATACTTAAAAATCAAACATCATGGAATCTTACAAAATTATCTCAAAAGAATTTATAGTACAAAAAACATCAAAATCATTGTTTACAAAAAAAGTTTATAATGTTTACGATGAATCAGTTTGCAACAAATGGTTTGTAATGGTAGAAACCAAAAACGGTTTAGGATGCGGAAATCATGAAAATTATGAAACCGCACTTAATAAAGCCTTAAATAATGTAGGTAATTTATAAACAACCCAAACGGGGCCCAGCCCCTTTTTCACAACTTAAAAACAAAAAATCATGGAGTACAAAAAATTTTTAGAAAGCAAAGTTGTAATTGCAAAAGATTATGGCACAGATGATTTGAAGTCAAATATAGATTCAAATCTTTTACCTCATCAAAAGGATATTGTAAAATGGTGTATATCTGGTGGCCGTAGGGCTATTTTTGCCAGCTTTGGACTTGGTAAAACAATGATGCAATTGGAAATTGCAAGAAAGATAATTGAAATAACAAATAAACCGTTTTTGGTTTGTATGCCGCTGGGCGTTATTGGTGAGTTTAAAGATGATTTAAAATTTTTAGATTCAAAAATGAGCATCAAATATATAACCGATTCTGACACAGTTACAGAATACACAAATACAATATATTGCACTAACTATGAAAGAATAAGGAAAGGTGATGTGAGGCCAGATAAGTTTGGTGGCGTTTCATTTGATGAAGCATCAATGATAAGAAATCTTAAAACTCAAACAACTAACTTTGTGTTAAAATATTTTTCAAATATAAATTATCGTTTTGTTGCAACAGCAACCCCAACTCCAAATGATTTTATAGAGATTTTAAATTATGCTGACTATTTAGGTGTAATTGATAGGGGCCATGCACTTACAAGATTTTTTCAAAGAGATAGTACAAAAGCTGGTAATTTAACCCTATACCCAAACAAAAAAGAGGAGTTTTGGAAATGGGTTAGCACATGGGCTGTATTTATAAATAAACCATCTGACTTAGGCTATAATGATGATGGGTATATCTTGCCTAAATTGAACTTAATTGAACATGAAGTGCAACACATTGAAAAGGGAATTATAACAAATAAAAAAGGTGATATTGTTCTATTTAAAGACAATTCAAAAAGCTTGATTGATACAGCCAGAGAAAAAAGTAGTACAATAGATTTGAGAGTTAAAAAAGCTTTAGATATTGTAAATTGTCAAAGTGATGATAATTTTATTTTGTGGCATCATCTGGAAGCTGAAAGACAAGCTATAAATAAGGCATTCAAAGAAAAATTTTGTATTAAATCTGTTTTTGGTTCACAAAAAAACACAGAAAAAGAAAGCCTTTTAATAAGCTTTAAACGTGGTGAATATCAAATACTATCAACAAAACCAAAGATAGCTGGCAGCGGATGTAATTTTCAGCACAATTGCAATAATATGATATTTGTTGGCATTGATTATAAATTCAATGATTTCATACAAGCTGTGCACCGCTGTTATAGATTTAAACAAGATAAAGAAGTCAATGTGCATATTATATTTACACAAAACGAAAGACACGTTTTAAAAGCATTAAAAGAGAAATGGCGAAAGCATATTGAATTACAAACAGAAATGATAAATTTAGTTAGAGAATACGGTTTAAATAAAGATAAAGTTAGAAGTGATATGAAAAGGCAAATGTTTAATAATAGAAGAAGTGCAAAAATAGGTGGCGCAAATGTTTACAATGAAGATACTGTCACATTTCACCAAGAACAAAAAAGTAATATTTATGATATGATATTGACTTCTATTCCATTTGGTGACCATTATGAGTATTCAGATAATTATAATGACATGGGCCACAATCATGGCAATGATAATTTCTTTAAACAAATGGACTATTTAACGCCTAATTTATTAAGATGTTTGAAAGCTGGTAAAATAGCTGCTATTCATGTAAAAGATAGGATTAGATATTCATATCAAAACGGCACTTCTTTTACTACAATTGACGATTTCAGCGGTAAAACTGTACAGCATTTTTTAAAACATGGTTTTTATCTAATTGGTAAAATTACAGTAACAACAGATGTTGTAAGAGAAAATAATCAAACTTACAGATTAGGCTGGTCTGAACAATGCAAAGATGCAACAAAAATGGGTGTTGGTTTACCAGAATATATTTTGCTTTTTAGAAAGGCCCCAACTGAAAATAATAATGCTTATGCTGACCAGCCATGCAAAAAAACAAAACAAGAATATACAAGGGCAAATTGGCAGTTAGATGCTCATGCTTATTGGAAGTCTGATGGAAATAGATTTTTATCCAGTAAAGAAATGAAACAAAGAGATGTTAAATCAATTTGCAATTACTGGAAAAAGCATAATACAAAAGAGGTTTATTCTTTTAAAGAGCATTTAAATGTTTGTGAAATTCTGGAAGCTCAAGGTAAATTGTCAAGTTTATTTATGACGTTGCCTCAACATTCAAATAATGATTTAGTTTGGACAGATATAAATAGAATGAATACTTTAAACACAAATCAATCAAATAGAAAAAAACAAAAGCACATTTGCCCTTTACAATTGGATATTATAGAAAGGTTGATAAATAGATATACAATGAAAGGCGACTTAATTTGTGACCCATTTGGGGGGCTTTTTTCAACTGCTTATAAGGCACTTGAAATGAATAGAAATTGTACAAGTGTTGAACTTAACCCAGATTATTATGATGATGGCTTGTATTATTTAAAGGCTATTGAATATAAAATTAATGTACCTACTTTATTTGATTTATTGTAATATGAAAAAACTAAGAACAGAATTGTGCTCAAAAAAATATGGAACTTTTTTAAAAGATAAGTTTTTGTACATTTTTACAGTTTTTGAGGTAAAAAACAAGAAAAAACAATTTTTTAAAAAGATTCAAATTGATAAAGATTTTAAATCATTAAAATTATTAAATCAATTAAAATATATTGAAAATGTCAAATTTGAGGAATATAAGAAACCAGATTAAAAACGAAATGAGCCCCGCCCAGTTGCGGGGCCTTGAACAGATTAATAAACTTATAAAACAATGTGAGATGACACAAAGACAGAAATTGAGAAACCATATATTGAATTATATGGCTGATAACGAATTGAACACCTACAAAATAAGAATGATGCTAAAGCATGGTAAAAAGCCTCTGGGCATCGGTATAAATACAGTAAATAAAATACTAAAAGATGACAGCTACGAACCGTCACGGTTTGCCCTTATCAAGCTATTAAAAGCATTAAAGGTTGATTATATTCAAGATTGCGGCACAATATTTATCAAATGATTTACATTGGCATTGACCCAGCATTTAGGCGTAACGGTTTTGCACTTGCTATGATACAAGATAAAACCATATCTTATATTCAATTTAAAGGGGGTTTTATAGAGTTTTACCGTTGGCTGGTACAATCAGCCCCAGAACCTACAAAGTGCCTTATTTGCGTGGAAAATAGCAACCTTACAAACAAGTCTTTTGATATGCGGGGTTCAAGGCTGGTTGTGGCTCGCAAAAGTCGTGATGTTGGCAAGAACCAAGCTACCAGCCAATATGTAGTTGATATACTCAAAGATAAGGGCTACAAGGTTATTGACATGAGCCCTAAAAATAAGGGTGTTAAATGGTCAAGCGTAAGCCTTGCAAGGGTGTTGAAATCTGAGGGCATAAGCCAAAACGAATCCAGAACCAACCAAGATAAAAGGGATGCGGCAAAATTGGCCCTTATTGCCATGAAAAAACCGTACTTGGCAAGGTAAATTCAACTTTTTTTGATGTTTTTTTAATTATTATACTCAAACATTTGGAAATAATAAAAAGAAAGTATAAATTTGTATTAACAACAACGCAGTAATTCACAACTTAAAAAATCAAAATCATGAGAACTTACAACAACAACGAAATTTTAAATAAGTCTTGTCAAGTAGAAATTAACAACGTGTTATATTTTTGTTACAATGTAACGTCAGTGATGCACTTTGTAAAATGTGGTAAAAAAGGTCAAATTTTAAAGCCTAACAAAAACAATTGTCTTAGCATTAAAAAAGATTTATTACTAAGGTTAATCAATATAGGTTCTGCAAAAATTACAGTAGGAGCTATTTAAACAACCACAACGGGGGCCCGCCCCCTATTACACAACTTAAAATCAACAACAAATGAAAAATCTTACAAAAGCCATTATCAAAGTGATGGCAGCCGTGAAAGGCATTGAAAAAAATATGACCATTGGCAGCGGCAAAAATGCTTATAATGGTGTAAAAGACAAAGACGTTAAATTGGCTTTTAATGAGGCCATGACAAAGAACGGCTTGTGCATCTTACCAATCAGCATTGAACCCGATACAAAGGTTGAACGCTGGGTTGAGGAAACCCAATGGGGCCCCAAACAAAAGCAATCAGTTTTTTGTGCTGTATCAACAAAATATTTGTTGATGCATGAATCTGGCGAATCAATAGAAATTTGTGGGTACGGTCATGGCATTGACCCACAAGACAAGGCGGCTGGCAAGGCTCAAACTTATGCCCTAAAAAACGCTTTACTTTATACCTTTATGACTCCAGTTGGTACTATTGATGATACTGATACAACACACAGCGACAGTATACCAGTACCCCAACCAAAGACCCAGCCAAAGCCCAAAAAAGCCCCAGCTAAAAAGTCACCAGCAAAAAAAGCTGTACAAGATGACCAAGTTGAACAAATTATTAAATGGGCAAATGATAAGGGGTACAGCATTAAAAATGTTGAAAGTGCATACAAGCTGACACCAGCCCAGAAAGCAACAATTTTACAAGCAATAAAATAAATATTTAAAGGGGGTAACTTTTATAAATCTTGGTAAATTACCGATACAAAAAAAGTGATTCTTTGAAAACGCTAATGATAAGAGCCCCCTTATTTTTTTACAACTTTAAATTATAATCATGAAAACTATTTTTGAAATTTCAGAACACTATTTGCAAACTATCCAAGAACTTGAAAATTGGATGATTGAAAATGATACAGACGAGGTGCCCCAGCATTTGGATGATGCTTTAGCCATCAACCGTGACCAGTTAGAAACCAAGCTAACTAATTACTATTTTTACATCAAAGATTTGCAAGGTAAAGTTCAAACCATAAAAGACCATGTTAACCAGATGCAACAGAAAAAAAAGAACATTGAAAAACAGATTGACCGCTTGAAATCTTATGTTCATGCTGGATTGAGTTTGTACGGCGATACCAACAAAAGCGGCAATCATACTTATAAAACTGATTTGTTTAAAGTAACAGCCAGCAACACAAAGCGGCTCAAAATAGTTGATGAAACCAAAATCCCAGAAGCATACAAACGTGAGGTTTACAGCATCAAAATTGATAATACCCAGCTAAAAAAAGACATTCAAAACGGTGCCGAAATTGAGGGTGCCATAATTGATGAAAGCAATATATCTGTAAACTTTAGATAAATAAATTCTGGGGCATTCTGTACAAGGGTGCCCCCTTTTAATTATGAATACTATAATATTTTTATTAATAATCTTTTTGGCCCCCGTAATTCTGTTTTATTTGGCTTTAATTGTTGGGGCTGTATTATTTGCTATACAAAAAGAAATAGACCGCAGAAATGGCAAAATATAACCTATCCAGCCCCCTTGATGTTGACAAGTTTAAAAGGTATTCTGAAAGCCTTATAAAATCTGCTAAGTTTGTTGAACTTAGAAACATAACAAAAAGGAGTTTGAGCCAGAATAACTATTTACATTTGTTGCTGGGCTGGTTTGGTGCATCCTTTGGGTATTCGCTGGCATATGTAAAGCTAAGGTTCTTTAAAAAGGTATGTAACAAAGATTTATTTTTTGTGGAGCGCACCAACCCCAAAGATGGCACCAGCTATACAGATATAAGGAGTTCAGCCGATTTGAGCACAGCCGAAATGACCACCGCAATTGATAGGTTTCGTAATTATTCAGCTGATAATGGGCTGTACTTACCCCAGCCAAATGAACTTGTATATTTGCAAGAAATTGAAAAAGAACTGGAAACCTTAAAAAAATTTTTATAATTGGTGCTATTGATTTTCAATTAGTTATGATTGTGCAGCAAAAAAAGTTGTATTTTTTTTATCTTTTTATGTTCAAATATTTGGAAATATGGAAAAGTTGCCCTATATTTGATTTAACAACAACAACGAATTATTTTTTTTTCATTCTTTAAATCTGGGTATTATGCTTACTATCAATTATAAAACTGTTAATGCTTACGGATTAGTAAAAAAAGACAATAAATTATATCGCAGACTCACGAGCCCAATATTTCTTGAATGGGCAATGATGCTTTATATAAAATCTGAACAAGAAAATGGGGTAAAAGTATATACCCAAAAAGGTAAATACAGAAAGTCTTTTTTGAAAAATGCAAAAGAACAAAATGTTATGCCTTTTTTACGTACAATTTTATCATCGTTTGAGCGAAACCCAAAGCAAAATTATATATGGCAAATGGTAAATTTAGATAGAAAAATTAACCCCAGAAAATATAAAGGTTGGAGACAAGGCGGCCTCAAATATTCTAGTCGTGATGCTTCTTGGTTGGTCGGTTTGGATAAATATTTTTACATTGCAAGTAATGACACAATTTACCCACGAAAAAAGCTGTATGTCCATATCGGCGAATACAAACCAACTGACATAAAAGCATTTTTTAATATTAAAAATTTATAGTTCGATAATTCTTTATTGTTGGGTAAAAATTCTGCTTTTGAATTTGAAAAACATTTGGCATAAACCACCTACGGGGGGCAACCCCCATTTTTCACAACTTAAAATCAAACATTATGAACAAAGAAAACAGAATGCCAGCAGATAACTGGCCCCGTGAGCCCCTTACATTTACATTTTATATGCTCGCTGGGGTGATAACTGCTGAAGGTGGCGAAAGACACCATGTACAAGTATTAGATGATATTGTTTCAACATATCGCCACATTGAAATTTTTGATGTTGATGATTTAGAAATAATTTACTTTGCTTTTGTACGTAATTATAAAGTGATAAAAGAAACTTTGAGCCCAGAAGCGCACAACGAATTTAGTGCTATTTATAAGGCGATAAGCAGCCAATATTTTAAACTTAAAATCAAACAAAATGAAAAGTAAATTTTTTGAACAGATGAACAACGAACAGCAAGAAAGATTTGAACACCACCAACAGCAAGAAAATGAATGCCCGCCAGCGTGGGTTTTAGAGGGCTTCAATTCAGAAGAAGAATGGGAACTTGACAATTACAAAGACTGGAAAACATGGGAGATGAAAGACCGCATAAACCGTTCAAGAATCAGCCCAGAACATAAGTATTATGGACTTTTGTAATTATCTCAAATTTTGTAAACAGCGGGGGCTCAAACCCTCGCACTATTCAACACTTAAAAAATATAAATTATGGTACATATTAGCGGGGCAAAATTGGCCCAAAAATTAAACAAATTTAGCACTTTAGTATTAATCCTTATATTCTTATCAAGCGCATCAAATAAAGCCGAAAAACAAGAATTTAAAAGCATCTGGGCTGGCACCAAAGACAAAACCCCAGAGCATACAACATACAACACAATGGGCCTACCTACAAACCGTCTATGGTTGACCTCCAAAGAATGGAGGGGTAAACACATCAAAAATCATATTGTAAAATCAAGATTTAAGGCTTGGAAAAAAATACATATTGAATCATTCATCAAGTTTTTTGGCGCTGAGGCTGTGAAAGAATCACAAGTTTATCCAGACATACCGCCAGCCCTTTACATTGCACAAGCTATACTTGAAAGCAACTTTGCTTTGTCTAGGCTTGCAGTTGATGGCAACAACCTTTATGGCCACAAATACAGAGGCCAGAAAGACGGGTTTTTGGTTGCTGCTGATGATAGCCCAACCGACAAATTTACTAAGTTCAAAAGCCAATGGTACAGCTTGCGTTCACATAGTAAATTATTGATGAATAGGTACCGCAAAAGGATAACTGGCACCCCAACACTTGACAAATGGTTGACCGCCTTATGCGGGGGCTCAAACCCAGCCCAGAGCCTTAAATGGAGGGCCAAAGGCGGCAAAGTTTATGCAACATCATGTTTATGTGGTACTGGGTACGGCCAAAAGTTGAAAAGAATCATAAAAAGTTATAAATTAGAAACATTTTAGTTTTATGGTAATTTATTGTTTTGGGGCTAACTTGTTAATTTTTAATGAGTTAGCCTTTTTTATTGAAAAAAAGTTTGAAAAAGATTAAAAATATATGTTCAAATATTTGGAAATAAAGGAAAGTTGATATAAATTTGTTATTAACAACAACGAAATAATAATAAATTAAAAATCAAACATCATGAAAAAGTATAAAACAAGCCCAGCCAAATTAGAATTGATTGAAATATCTGAAATGTTAAAACTTAAATCTGATATGGGTCAACTTGGTGAGGAGTACAAAGAAGCCCAAACAATGAACCAAAAATTAAGCGTTTATTATAACCTTGAGGGCATTGTTACTGGCACCTTTAAAATGTGGAAGGACAAAGGCTACAAAATTAAAAAGGGCAGCAAATCATACAAGTTTTGGAGCAAACCTATAAAAGCAAAAAAGACTGAATCAAATGACGAAACACAAGAAACCAAAGAAACAAAATACAAGTTTTTCAACGTGGCTTGTGTGTTTACAGCTGACCAAGTAGAAAAAAAATAATACATTTGGGGTTTTTACTGTGGAATATAAGACATACTAAAAACCCCTTTTTTTTTTAAATGAGTTATTACATAAAAAATTCAAAGATGAATACTATAATTTTACTAGATGCGGGGCATGGTGGCTGCCTAGCTGGCCATTACAGTACAGCTGGAAAAAGAAGCCCTATTTGGGAGGATGGAAGCATACTTTATGAGGGTGAATTTAACCGCCAGATTAAGTACAGATTGAAAGAAATGTTTCAAGCTGAGGGGTACCCTTATGTGGACATAAACCCGCAAGATACTGACTTAGATTTGTATGATAGGGTGGATGTTGCAAACTGCTATGATAACAGCATATTTATATCAATTCATGCAAATGCTGGGGGTGGTACTGGGTGCGAGGTTTTCACGGCTGTAAATTGTAGCAAGGCAAGTACTAAAATTGCTGAATCATTACAAAAGGAATACCAGCCCCATTTTAACGGGGAACGCTGGCGAGGTATCAAGAAAAAAGATTTTTATGTAATTCAAAAAACCAAGATGCCAGCGGTTTTGATTGAGTGCTTTTTTATGGATACAGAGCGGGAATGTAAAAAGTATTTGATGACCAGTACTGGCCGTGATAGAATAGCCCTCTGGATATTCACAGCAATAAAAAACTATCTTGCATCTTTGTAAATTGTAGGATTTTTTATATATTTTTACAGAAACAAAAAAAGGTGCTCACCGTCCAAAGTATGCACCCATTAATTCAAATATTAAATATTTATTTATGTCAAATTTAATGCAAAAAAACAACATTGAAAAATTATTTTTTCAGCCCACACCTCACATAGAATTTCACAGCGTAGAAATTACCCCAGAAATAGCCAAAAGACTTTTGGATTTAACAGATAGTAAAGTGCAAAGAAAGCTTAAAAGAACACACGTTATATGGCTTTCAAATACAATGAAAGAAAAACAATTTAAACAGAATAACGGTGATACAATACGCCAAGATATAGAGGGTAATATAATTGATGGTCAACACCGTTTGGCTGCTTGTATAGATGCAAACTTTACTTTAAAAACAATATTTGTTAAGGGTTTACAAACCGATACAATAAAAACAATTGATATTGGCCAAAAAACAAGAACTTTCACAGATGTTTTGGAAATAAATCATAGAACTAATTATAAATATTGTAATGTAATTACTGCATCTGTAAAATTTATTATAAGGTTTCAAAAATCTATATTTACAGCTGGTGGTAACGGCATAAATAAAAGTAATTTAACAACTGAAACTTTTTTGAAATGGATTGATAAAAACCCAGAAATTATTGATTTTATTGGTGAAACTATGATAATTGTTGCAAATGGTGATAGATTAATAAAAGCATCTGTTTTTTGTGGTTTAAAATGGGTTTTAGATAAGTATAATAAAACTGAATCAGATATATTTTTTCAAATGCTTTCCGATGGTATAGGTTTAAAAAAATCATCACCAATATATACATTAAGAAAAAAAATATTTGCATCAAAATTTGGAGTAAATCAAAAAAAATATAAAATCAAACAAAGAGAATTGATTTTTTTAATTTTAAAAACTTGGAATAGTTATCTTGATAATAAAACAATAACAAGATTTGTAATGCCAAAAGATATGCCCAAAATTAAGAGCATAAAAAAAGGGTAATATTAATTAATTTTTATATATTTGTATGTCTGGGGCACAATGCTTGACAACCATTTTAAAAGGCCTTAGATAATATGAAAGTGATAATAAACTGGGTAATAATGTTAATAATAAACCCCGTTTAAATGGTTTTGTTTTGGAGCGTTTCACTTTCCGTTCATGTCAAACTTAACAGCCATTTAAGCGGGGTTTTTTAATGTTTTAAATATGGAATTTAACCAAGAACAAAAATTGTATCTCAATAAGCGAATTGCCTATACTGCATTGATGCTACAAGAATATGCATACCGTGAGATACTTGACAGCCCGCTAATAAGAGAAAATGACCGCTACATGGTCAAGCGAAAATTCAAGTATGTACAGCAACAAATCAACAAAATAAACAAATCATCTAAGGCCACAAAACAACAGATAAACGAGGGTGAAGATATCGTACTTGACAACATTAGTTTGATTGCCAGTATTTGTGCATCATGTTCAATCATGCCAACCAGCCAGATTGATTTTATAGAAAAAAAGTTTACAGAAATTTGTCTGGAGGCAATTGCAAACGATGAAAAAATAAGAAAAAGTGAATAGAGATTTTAAAGGTATCTGGATACCAAAAGAAATTTGGTTAAACAAAGAATTGAAATTGATTGAAAAATGTTTTTTGGTGGAAATTGACAGCCTAGATAATGAGGCTGGGTGCTTTGCATCAAATGGTTATTTTGCTGAATTTTTTGGTATCTCTAAAGGTAGATGCAGCCAGATAATAAAAAGCTTAGAGGAAAAGAAAATGATACAAGTAAAGTACCATTATGAGGGTAAACAAATTGTTAAACGGGTATTAAATATTCTAAAGGGGGGTGTTTATTTTTCTAAAGGGGGGTATTTAGAAAATGCTAAAGATAATAATACAGATATTAATAATACATTATTAACATATAAAGAAAAAAGTATTAAAAAAGAAATTGAACCAGAGCCAACAGTTAAACATCAAGATTCATTAAAAACCCCCAAACCAAAAAAAGAAAAAGTTGCGCCAAAAAGAAAAAAAGGTTTAGATTTTAATGACATCACATGGCCCCCAGTTTTTGAAAAAAATGCTATATTAAAAAATACCTTTTTAGAGTTTGCCCAGATGCGGAAAGACTGTAAGAAACCATACAAAACACTCAAAGGAATTGAAACAAAAATTAGAGCCCTTGCCAAAGACTGTACAAAATTTGGTGTTGAAACCGTAATTGGTGCAATTGAATTTTCAACGGGTTCAGAATATATGGGCATCTTTGTACAAGATTATCACAACAAAAAATCAAAACATGAACAAAATAACAACCAGCCAACAAAAGGATTTTACCAAGCGTATTATGACGCTATCTACAACAACGAACCAGAAGCCCAAAACAATACAATTGATATTGACTGGGATGAATAGCAACATACGTCAGATGTTAAGGTCTGGTGATGAAACAAAGGTTAGGCAAACCAAAAATGATATTAGCTTTACAATTCTTTTTTTGGCAAATTCTTATACTGGGGCTAATTACAAAAACCCACCAAATCAAACAGACTTAGCCAGCCTTAGAACGTGTACAAATTTTATTTGTGATATGTACCCGCATCTATCAATCAATGAACTAGAATTGGCTTTTAATCTGGCTGCTGCTGGTAAGTTTGAGGGGGTGAACCTTGAAACATACTTTGGTAAATTTACAGTAACAATTCTAGGTAAAATATTAAAAGCTTTTACCCAGCTAAGAAACAAAGTAATAATCAAGCAAGGCAAGCTAATTGAACAAGAAATCAAAGAACAAGAAAAACAGCTTGAAAAAAGCCTAAACGAAAAGACACAAAAAGACATTGTTTCAAAATTCAATTATTTAAGGGCTTTATTTTTGAATCATGGGGAAATACCCCAAAAAGAAAATATAAACGCTTATTGGGCTAAAATATTGATAAATACGGGCCATATTGTGTTTGATGTAAAAGAAAAAAATCAAATCTGGTTTGAAGCAAAAGAATTGACAACAAAAGAAATCAAGACCAGTTTACACAGCGACAGCATAAACAAGAACAAGAAACAAAACTTAAGAGCCATACTAAGGGCCATTTCTGGGGGTGAAAAGCACAATGATTATGAAACAAAATGTATAACTAATTATTCAAAATTATTAATACTAAAATCAATTATTAAATAACAATTAAATAGGTAACATTATGAACAACGAATTAGCAATTGAGGGAAAAATTATTAAAATTTTTGATGCTGTTAAAGTATCTGAAACATTCACAAAAAGGGAACTGATTATTTCAACAGATGATAGGTACCCCCAGACTGTAAAAATTGATTTTACCCAGAATCAAATCAGCTTACTTGATGATAAGAAAGAGGGGCAAACAGTAAAAGTGCATTTTAATGTAAGAGGCCGCCAATGGCAAGATAAATATTTTGTAGGTTTGAACGGCTGGCGTATTGAGGTGCTTCAAAACATTGAATACATACCGATGCCCGATACCGCCGTACAAAACCCAGAAGCGAACGCTTTTAATGATGAATTGCCCTTTTAATTTATGGATAGGGTAGAAACAAAACAGCACATCAATAATGAGGTACAAGCTATCAAAGAATTTTGCAAGGTCAAACAATGCAACTATACCAAGCTACCAAAATTTGATATTGATTTTTTAATTCATAGAGATGGAAACGGTATTGCATTTATTGAGGTAAAATGTAGAACAAACAAGTACAATGATTTTGATACGCAGTTTTTATCATTTCATAAGTACCAAAGGTTGATGAATTGTAATAGGTACTTACCATCATATTTTTTGTGTAAATATACAGACGGCATTTATTTTATTCATGCAAATTTGATACCTTTAAACAACATCAAGTTAGGAGGTAGAAACAAGCCCAGAAGTTATTGCCCTAATGATGTAGAGTTTTTAATACATTTTGATAGGTCTTTAATGACTAAACTTTAAATCAGTAATGGACAAAGAAACAAAAACAGAATTGATTCGTTTACGCTCTGAAAATGCCTTTTTAAAGGAGTTAATAAGAAACCAGTATAAAAAGGCTTTAGAGGCTTTAAACTTTGTAAATAACGGTACAATACACAAACCAGATGCCAGCACCAAAGAAACAAGAAACAAAGGTTAAATTTATAGCCAGATGCATTCCAGCAGTTATCAAAAAGGGTACAGCTAAGAACCTCAAACAAGCGGTGGCCATCTGTGCCGCATTCTGGGAATCAAAAAAGTAAGCATGGGAGCGGTTAAAGGGAATATCCGCTAGTCTTTTTTTTAGACTTATATGTGTTAGGCCATCGGTGAAAGCTGGTGGCCTTTTTTGGTGGGTTTTTATGAATTTTCAAAAAAAGGTTAAAAAAAGTTTTATTGATTATCAAGCAGTTATGAAATAATTATAAAAAAAGATTGAATTATTATACTCAAATTTTTGGAAATATGGTTTAAAGGTTCGATATTTGATTTATCAACAACAACGAAATAATTTTAAACAACTTAAAACAACAAATCATGAAAGAACAATTATTGAATGGTAAAATTATTGAATTAACCGATTCTGACAGTGAAAATGAATTAATTGTATCATATTCAAATAGGTTGCAAAAATTTGGTTTAGAGTTGAACGGCTCTATTATACACACATCAAAAACGTTTTCTACTATTAAAAAAAAGATAGAAAAAATATTAACAACTTAAAACAACAAATCATGAAAAAAACAATCTCATATTCAGATACAAATCTAATGGCAAATTGTATTGTAAAGTCAATTGATAGAAAAGAAATACAAATTGAAAATAAAGAATTAGACGGTTTTACAAAATTTTACAAAGTTACATTACATTTTAATGATAGGGTAATATTATACCTTGCAAAAGGCTATGAAGATGCACCGCGTGAAGTTGTAGCATTTTATACAAATGGTGTTATGTGGGGTTCGTACGGCAAAAACTTTGCAGAAGCCATAAGGGGTGCTCATGAAGATGCAATTTATTGTATGAAGCAATAGTTAAATTAACAAACTTTAAAAGCCTCAAATTTTGGGGCTTTTTTTATATCTGGTATAAACACCCTACCCAACCCACAAAAGCCCGTTAAACGACATATTTCAAACAAATAAAACAAGTTTTAAAAAGTTAGGATAATTAAAAAGATTGTACTATATTTGATGCATGAGTAAATTAAGCACAAAAAGAAATTCATGTACGTTTGTAGAATCAGCCCAGAACAAAGGCTTGGTTGAACAGATACGAATGTTGGCATACGAGGAGGGCAGAAGCCTATCAAACTACATAGGCATAATATTAAGAAATCACGTAAAAAGTAAAAATGAACATAGTACAAGCACAACAAAAAATACAGCATCTAGAAATCGAAAATGATACACTTAAAGAAACTAACAAACAGATAATAAAAGAACAAAACGAGTTTCAAGATGCTTTGATTGCTAAGGTTGAAGAGATTAAAAAAATGGGGCCTTTCAAACGCTTTTTTGCTTATGGACGTTTATTGATTGACCTTATAGAAACTATTGAAAAAGCGGTAGCCAAAGCACAGAATAAATAAGTAAATTAGATAACATCTGGCAATTATAATTTTTTTTTTAACAAGAAAGGTTAGTAAGAATAAAGGCCAGATATAAAGGTTTTTCATGAGCCTTGATTTTAAGTTAAGGGCGGTGCCGTTGTTGTGAATGCGCCGCCTTTTTTAATACCAAAAAACCAACAATGACAAAGCTTAAAAACATACAATTAAACATAACATCATTTCAAGGTTTTGACTTGGCTCAATATCTTATAAATTCATTAGAATACATTCAAAAAATGGAGGTGAAAAACGGGGGGTTGACATATACAGAAAAAAGAGTAAGAAAAACTTTAGCTGAGGTTGTGCATACAATATACAGCCAGCTAACAAAAGAGGATGAAAACCAGATTATTGAAATACTAGAAAAACAAGAAAATGAATACAACCAAACCCAAAATAATTGATTTACAAAATAAGATTTTAGACTGGGCAATTGAAAAAAACATAACAAACCCAGACAATGCAAAAAGCCAGCTTTTAAAGTCCTTTGAAGAAATGGGTGAACTAGCAAGTGCATTGCTAAAAAACGACACCGAAAACATCAAAGATTCAATTGGTGATGTATTAGTGACTTTGATAATACTTGCAGAAACACAAGGCATGAACATTGAACAATGTTTGCAGTTTGCATGGCATGAAATTAAAGATAGAAAGGGTGTAACAGTAAACGGTACTTTTATAAAGAATAAAAAATGAATTATGGCTGTTAAAATTAACTGGGATTTAGTAGATGAATTGCTAGAGGCTGGATGTGATGGAACAGAAATTGCAGCCCATATTGGCATACATTTCAATACATTATCACTAAAATGTAAGAAAGAAAAGAAAAGTGAATTTTGTGATTATAAAGCCCAAAAAAGGGCAAAAGGTGACAGCTTGTTAAAAGCCAAACAATTTGATTCTGCTTTAAATGGTTCAGTACCTATGCAAATTTGGCTAGGCAAAAACAGACTAGGCCAGACCGACAAAAAAGAGGTGGTGAGCGAAAACAAAAATACTAACAGTTTTGACCTTTCAAATTTGACAGATGAACAACTTGAACAATTTGCCAAATTATCTGCCATCATTCAACCAGATACAAGCGGAGAGGGCGAGGCGTAAATTCATTAACTTTGTGACCCACACAAAGCCAGACTATCAAACAAACTGGCATCATGAATTGTTGGCCCAGCACTTGCAAAAATTTGCAGCTGGTGAGATTAAAAAGCTAATGGTATTCATGCCGCCCCAGCACGGCAAATCAGAATTGACATCAAGGCGGCTACCAGCTTATCTTTTAGGAAAAAACCCAAAACTTAAAATTGTGGGGTGTTCTTATTCCTCAGACCTTGCCAAGTCTTTCAACCGTGATGTACAAAGAATCATTGATGAAAAAGAATATAAAGAAGTATTTCCAGATACCAAGCTAAATTCAACCAATGTCAAAACAATAAGCGGTTCTTATCTTAGAAATTCTGATATGTTTGAAACGGTCAATTTTAGGGGCTTTTATAAGTCGGTTGGGGTTGGTGGTTCATTGACTGGTACAACGGTTGATATAGCCATAATTGATGACCCCGTAAAGGATGCTATTGAGGGTAACAGCTTGACAGACCAAGCAAGAAAATGGGAATGGTACACAAATGTACTTTTAACACGTTTGCACAATGACAGCCAGCAATTAATTACCATGACCAGATGGCACAAGAATGATTTATGCGGCCAAATTTTAAACAAAATGCCCGATGGGTGGCAAGTACTAAGGTTGGAGGCTATCAAGCAAAATACAACAGATATAAACGACCCTAGAGCATACGGTCAAGCATTATGGCCAGAGCAGCACTCAAAAGAAAAAATAATGAATATTGCTAGGGCTAATCCTAGAACATTCAATGCCCTATATCAAGGTGACCCCAAACCAAATAAATCAACCCAGTATGCAACGGGTTTCAAATATGGACGTATAGTTAAAGAAATAAGTTACAAAAATTTTGTACCTTTACATTATACGGTGGACTTTAATACGTCACCTTATATGTCTGGGCTTGCAATACAGATGGAATACATTAAGGACGGTTTCTGGAAAAATTATTCAGAATACTGGGAAATATCAATAATTCATCAATTTGCCTTATCTAGCCCCAATAATTCGGCTCAAGCATTGGGCAAATTCTTTGAAGCAAAATACCCACAAATTGAAACGGGCTTTTTCTTGTATGGTGATGCAAGCGGAAACAATAATACTGGTATCAGTACAACTGCAAACACCACCAAAACAAAAACGTTATTTTCAGATTTATTAAGCGGTTTGAGTATAGCAGCCAAAGCCAATGTTCAAAAGAGAATCCCAAACAGAAACCCCCAGTACAGAAGTATAGGGGCTGGGATGCTTGGTAGACGGGTTTTTTTGAATGAACTTTTAGAGGGTAATTATCCAGTACGAATATTGATTGACCCCAAATGTGATGAATTGATACAAGATTTGCAAGAATGCACACAAGATGCAAACGGTAAATTGGCCAAGCCTAAAAACAAAGATGGACATGAGCCTAGAGGGCATATGTTACAAGCATTTGAATATTTTTTATGTCACCCTAAAAGTGTAGGGTATTTGGCAAAAATTAAAAAGTAAAACTATGAAAAAATACAACAATAAATCAACAAGCCGAAAAAAGGCAAAAATGAAAAAAGGATTAACCAAAGCACAAAAGGCAAAATTAAAATTGCATTCTGTACATCATACAAAAAAGCATATGAACGAAATGGAAAAACTAATGAAACAAGGTTTAAGTTTTAATTTTGCTCATAATATGGCAATGAAAAAAGTTGGTAAGTGATGGCAAAAAGTAGAATACAAATTGGTAAAATAGTTACAGTAAAAGGTAAGAAATACAGAATAGGTGCTGGCACTCGAAAAGGTAAAAAATATAAGGCCACACCCATAAGCGGTAAAGGTAAAACAATACAGTTTGGGGCTAAGGGGTACAAGGTAGGCCCAGCCACAAAACGGGGCGATTCTTATTGTGCCCGTTCCGCTGGTATCAAGTCAACACAAAAGGGGGCAACACCCAATGATTTTGCACGTATGCTGTGGAATTGTAACGGTAAAAAAAGTATGAAAAAATAAAAGTTATGCCAGAACCTAAGAACAAAAAGCTTTATGATTCTATTAAAAGTCGTATCAAAAGCGAACTAAAAAGAAAGGGCCAAAGGTGGTCAGCCAGAGCAAGCCAACAATTAGTCAATAGATACAAAAAAGCTGGCGGCAAATATTCTGGAACCAAAAAGGGTTCAAGCCTCCAAAGCTGGCAAAATGAAAAATGGGTGGCTATAAATTCAGCGGGTAAGATTGTCGGCCCTTGTGGTAGTAAAAGAACCAGCACGGGCAAACAATACAGATGCCTACCAACAAAGACAGCTAAAAAATTGACTAAGAGCCAGAGGGCAGCAACAGCAAAAAAGAAACTCAAAACACCAAATAAGGTGACACCAAATACAAAAAAATCTAGAGTAAGATGAAAGGTAAAAAGACTAAATACCCCAAACGGGGTCAACGTGTAAAGACTAACAAAAAAACACGAATCAAAAAAGGTAAAAAATGAATCAGAATTTAGAAAAATGTATTGAGGGGTATACTCACAAGCATTATGATTATACGTGTGAACTAGCGCACTTTTACAGCCAAATTGTGACGGGTGAGGGGTACGGTGAATTGATAGTTAACTACAAGCCCAGAGAAACAGACCAACAGAAAATGCAGCGGGTTGAAATTACCCAGAATAGAACTAAGTCAATAGCTGGGAAAATAGAAGGCTTTTTTAAACGGGTTTTTAGGGCAGATAAATTGGCTTTTGATATATCACACCAAGATGAACAAGAAAGTCAAAAAATAGGGCAATTTACGGCGAATTATGGTGATGATGGCCAAAGCTTATTGCATTGGTGTGAGGAATCCGCTTTATATTATAACAACATAGACCCAAATTCATTTTACTGGGTGCAACATGAGCGCATTAATGAGGTTGACACTTTCAACCCTTTTATATTTAGGGCTCATGATGTTTTAGACTATAAGATTTACAAAGGTAAGGTTGTTCAATGTTGTTGCAAGCTGATTGAGGTTGTAAGCTATCAAAAAGATGGGGCCACCTATCATAAAAATATTTGTGTATATTATTATTTTAATTCTGAGGGGCTTGAAATGGCCATTGAACTTGATGATGATGTACAACAATATTCAGAATTTTACAAGCAATTTACTGATGATGAGGGGTTCTTTTTTGGTGATGTTGAAACTGTAAATGAAAAGACTTTTATTGTAACTTTTGAGCAATCAGAAATTGACCGTTTACCAATTACTAGGGTGGGGTATTTGCATGATAAAAACACAGATAAACAAACATACGTTTCATTCTGGGATAGTGCGACAGAGGAATACAAACAGCTAGTAAATAGGGGTTCTGAATATGACCTATCTTTAACCCTCCATGCTTTCTTGCAAAAGGTACAATATTATACCCCTTGTGATTATCAAGATGATTCACACAGCATTTGTCAAGGTGGTATCTTACACCCTAGCGGCCATGTATGCCCTAGCTGTTCGGGTTCTGGTAAAAAGGTGCATACATCAAGCCAAGATGTTATTGAAGTACAGCTGCCAAGTGAGGACGGCGAAAATATAAGCATAACGCCAAAAGATTTTGTATTTTATGTTGATGTACCTTTTGATATTGTAAAGCAACAAAAAGAGGACGTACAAGAATATACCCCCAAAATTACAGAGGCTGTTTTTGGTGTGGATATTAGCCACCAGCAAGGAGCAATGGCAACGGCTACACAAATACAAAACTACTATGATACGGCACAAGATGCCATGTTTGAGTTTACTAAATCACCTCAAAGGTTGTTCACCTTTACGGTTGATATTATGGCCCAAAGTTTAGAGGTTCAAGACCTAGAAACAAAGCTTTTATACACCAATGAATATGACCTTGAAAGTGAGGAATATTTGATACAACTTTTAAAGCTTGCAAAAGAAGCGGGGGCCAGTCCAGAGGTGATTGAAAACATCAACAAAAGAATAGTTGTAAAACAAAACAGAACAGATTCAAGTTACATGACAATTTATAACATCATGCGGAAATTTGAACCGTTCAGCAACTTAACACCAGAACTGAAAGCTAACATTGTTTTACAGTTACCAGACAGCAGCCCACAAAAGGCATTATTGTTGAATTTTAAAGAGATTACTGAAGATATTGTGGCCAATGAACCAGCCTTTTTATTGCTTGATTATAACCAGCAAAAAGAAATAATAAAAGATAAAGCACTTGCATTTGCTGAAATGGCAACGGCTCAAAATTCAGTACGTGAAATTAGGGGGTTTAATATTACAGATTTTGACGATACAGAAGAACCAGAAACAGAATAAGCCATGACACCTAATTTGTCAGATTTACGAAAGATAGCCCGCAAGCGTTCCAAGTATTTAAGGGATAGTGAAAAAGGGTTAATGTCAAGGGCGGCAAGTATGCAAAGAAAATTAAATGCTTATGTTTTGAATATGTTGGTACCTACCTTTCAAATGAGAAACAACCGCCTAACAAATACGGCTAATAATTTGAACAAGGTAAACAATGTTTCTGGATTGAAAAAGTTCATGAAAAATGTTGTTGATTTGGCGATGCTTGAATACTATGAAAACCAGTTCACTGGCATCAATAGACTATCAAACCAGTACTTTAATAAGTTTGAACCAACAGAAGCAACAAAAGAACGTATAATAAGCAGAGGCCAAACAATTACAGATGGTTTTGTTGATGAACTTTTTGATAATAACGAGATAATAAAAGACATACAAAATACAATTAGAAATTCTATTATAACAGAGCAAAGAACAACAGACTTAAAACAGCTATTAACAGACCAAATAAAGGGCAAGAATGACAAATTAGGTTCAGTACAAAGCTATCATTATAAAAATGGTTTCGACCAATTTCAAAGCTATTCAAGAAGCCTTGATGAACAGTACAGCAAAGCACTAAAATTGAACTATGCTTTTTATGCTGGTGGTAAGATTAAAAGTACCCGTGATTTTTGCCAACAAAGAAGCGGCAATTTATACAACCGTGAAACGATACTTGGCTGGAATAATACCCCAGCAACTTGGGCGGGTAGAAAGCCAAATAATAACATTTTGATTGATATGGGCGGTTATAATTGCCGCCATGATTTAGACTGGGTAAGCTGGGAACTTGCACAACAAATAGACCCAAACATTGAGCGTTCAAAATTTGATAAAGTAACATGAGTACGATATATAAATATTTTTTAAATGATGTAGAATACACCCCCACAAATACGGGTAATTTTACCTTAGATATAAACTTAGTACAAGAGGCTGGCAGCTATCAATATGTAAAGGAGTTGAACGGCTCAATAAATTTCAAAAATGCCGCTTATGATTTTATATTGCTGCATGATGAATGCCAGAAAATAGAACTTACTATTAAGGAGTTTTGCGGCGAGGGTGTTTTTGTTGTTTGGTATGGATATTTCACAATTCGTGATTGTTCTTTCAGCCCCGATGAAAAACGGGTTGAAATAAGCCCAAAACAAGACAGCTTGTACAAGTGCTTAACAGATAATTATGAAAGGGAATTTAACATATTAGAGGCCCGTCAAATTGTATCAAGTACGTACATTACAAACAGAACAAATTTTGAATATTTAGCAACTGGTAATGTTTCTGGTGCTGGTGTAACGTGTTTAGAAGTACCATTTTTTGAACTTGTTGGAGGTAATTTTATACCAGCTTTTTGTTATTATGCCAGAGAAACAAAATCAACATACTGTCAAGGTGGCGAGCCACAAGCCCCAGCGGGTACGGGATGGAAATTGCTTTTTAATAATTGTGAATCTGAAAATTTAGCGGTTTGGTATAGAAAGCCCCCTATATTTACACAGCCAGCACCAAACAATCCAAATTTTGCTATTACAATATGTAATACTAATAATTGTACACCACCGCCACCAACAGCGGTACCGCCTCAATACTGGGAATTTTTCGATATCATACCGCTACTGGGCGGGGCTTTTGGTATATGGGTTGATTTTAGTAGTGCAATAACACCCCAACCAATAGACAATGGGCGTTTGTTAAAAGATGTTATTGATTTAGGCCTTAATAAATTTTGTCCAGAACTAGACTTGCAATCACAATTTCTTACAAACATTTTAAACCCCGTAACGGGCAACAATCCAAGTTCAACAGAGGCCATACAATTTCATTCAATAAGCGATGTAAAAGACCCACCAGCAACAGAACCAGCAACGGTTGAAAATATTAGTTTAAAGGATATTTTAGATAGCTATATTAGTTCAAAATTGAATTGTTTTTGGAGGGTTGACGAGGGTACAAAGCGTTTGATTATTGAGCATTATAATGACCTTAACAACATTGGTTCTATAGACTTGTCAGCCATACAAAGCGGTAAATATACCAAGCTAAAAAACAAGTATGAGTATGATAATAGCGACATACCAAAAGCTGAAAATTTTCCTAGCTTAGATTCAAGTATTGATTTTACGGGCGTTGATATTGTGTACAACAATTCATGTTCTGAGGGTGTAAAAAGTTACAACACATCAAAGTTTTATAGTGAGGTTGAAAGCATAATAAATGACCCAGAGGCATACCCCAATGATGGCATTGTAGCTATTACCCCCAACAGCTTAGCACCACAAGCAGACCAGAACGGCACAAGGGCCGAAAATGGGGCAATTACTGGTGAATACTCCCCAAATGCCCCGCAAGGTATGGCAAACTTACATAATAAATTTTGGAAGTATTACAGACCTTTTGAAAGTGGTGAAATGAATTTTATAGATACCCCTTTTACAAAGAACAAACCAGTTAAAAAACTGGAACAA